TTGCACAGTGGCGGGGCAGCCGGATGAATGATCTTGCAAACTTTGCGGGCGTTGACGTGTCGGACATTGCATCACTGCCAGCGACCACTGCCAGCGGCGGTTTACTTTCAAGCAATCAAGGGGGTCAAGACATGGCCATTTCTAATAAGCCTCCATACATGATGGGTGGCGAGCAAACCTACAACGCGCCCAACATGCGGCAGCAAGGCGGCCTGAGCGGGCTTCTGTCAACCCTCAAGGACAAGGCAACTGCCGTTAATCCTGAGACTGGGCTGACAGGTTTGCAGACTTTTGCGGCTGCGCTTGATCCGTTGATCTTGCCAGAGCTGCGCGGCAGTGGAGAGGCTATCCGCAAGTCTGGCGCGCAGCGTGTTGCGGCTGGCCGGAGAAATAAGACCGTTGAGATGCTGCGGGCCAGAGGTCGTGATGACTTGGCTGATATGCTTGAGCGCGGCATGATTTCTCCAACCGATGCGGCTAGTCAGTTGCTTGCCACGCCGAAAGAAAAAGGCAAAGTTGTTGACGCTTCAGTTTTGCGTCAAATGTTCCCGGGCGCTCAAATAGATGATGGTCTTTACAATTTGAAACCTGATGGAACCGCAAGCAAAATTGGCGGCGGTGGAGTTAGCGTCCAAAATGTCATTGGCTCTGGCGAGAAAAAGTTTGAAGAAAAGTTTGCAGAACTTGACGCAAAGGCATTGGCCGATGTTGCTGGCGTTGGCGCAACGGCCTCCAGAAGCCTTGCGCAAATTGGTCGTCTGGAGGCATTGCTAAGCAACATTGACAGCGGCATGGGCGCGAGTATTCAGCAATTCGCAGGTAATTTCGGCATCCAGACTGAGGGTCTTGATGACATACAAGCGGCGGCGGCACTTATAAACGCCCTTGTCCCAGCGCAGCGACCTCCGGGGTCTGGCCCAATGTCCGACGCAGACTTAGAGCTGTTTAAGCAATCATTGCCGCGCATAATAAACTCACCCGGCGGCAACCAAATCATCATTAATACAATGCGCGGGCTTGCCGAATATGATGCTGAGGGTGCTAGAATTGTGCAGAGGTTGCGCAATAGAGACATAACGCAAGCGGAAGCATTTGAGTTGCTAAACAGCCGCGCAGACCCGTTTGCAGCTTTCAAAGCCCCAACTGGCCAAGCGCCCACTGGGGTTTCAGAGGGCGAGGCGGCCCGAAGGCTGCTAGAAGCAACTGAATAAGGAGCCGATCATGGCAGAGACAATGACATCGGCGGAGTCTTCTCAAATCCTTCAAGCCATCAAGGTTTTGGAGAAGCTAGAGGCTAACGGTACAATTACAGCAAGCGAGCAGGCCGCCTTGGATCGCGCCAGAGAGAAGCGAAAGCCAGCCGAGCAAGCCGAGATTGAAACTCGCGCTACATACGGCGGCTTTACAGCTGGCGCTCTGATGAACTTGAACGACGAAGCTCGCGGCGCTTATAACTTTGCCAACGAGCTAGTAATGAAGCGCGACATGGAGGGCGCAAAGGCGGCTTACGCAAAGTATCGCGATCTTCAACGCCAGATTGACGAAGCATTGCAGCTTCTTGCGCCGGAGCAATATGCCAGCGGGCAGACCGCTGGCGCGGTTACAGGTATGGTCGCTCCGGGCGGCGTGGCTTTCAAGGCTGGCTCGAAATTACCCGTGTTGGGTCAGATGGCCACGTCTGGCGGCGTCGGCGCTACCGCCACAGCTCTGCCGCAATTTGGCAGAGGTGAAGGTGGATTTGCAGAAAGAATGGCAGAGGTTGATCCGTTGACCACTGCGGTCGGCGGCACGATTGGGGCGGTTTCTCCCGTAGCTGGCCGAGTAGCTGGCGCGGTCACACGCGGCGCGCAAGACTTAACTCGTCGCGGTGTGGGCGGCTACAGCGGCGCTGCATCACGCAGGGTGGCTGGCCAGCTCTCTGGCCCACAAGCAACTGGTCAAGACATTCAGTCATACCTCAGCAGCCTCGGCCCAGAGGCTATGCTGGCCGACGTTCCGGGCCGCCCCCGCACGATGGCTCAAGGCTTAGCAACCATCCCCGGTCAGGGCCAAGAGGTTCTGACCCGCGAAATAGGCGCTCGCGGCGCTGGCGCGGGTCAGCGGGTTGAGGATGTGATGACGCAGCGCATTGACCAGCCCAATGTTGGTTTTCAGGAAACTATGGCGCAGCAAGAGCGCAAGTCTGGCGTGCTTGGTCCGATGTATGAAGCGGCAACGCAGAGTGATAAAATGTTTGACGTAAACACACTCCGCAGCGCATTGGTTCTATATGGTAAAGACGCCTCACGCTCAGTTCGCTCTCAAATGAATGCTGTGCTGAAAGACTTAGGCACAAAAGGCGACGTTAGCGCTGAAAAGCTACACAACGTCCGGTCAGCTCTCAGCGACGTAATATTCCGAGAGGGTGGCAGCGTTGCTGTAAATCTCAAGCCATTCTTGCACAAAATTGATGACAAGCTGGATGAGCTTCCGAGCTACGCGGCAGCTCGCTCCGGCTACTCAGAGGCTTCCGCAATCCAGCGCGCCGTTGAGGATGGTGAAAAGGTATTTACTGGCGGTAAAACCTCTGCACTCTCCCCTCGTGAGCTTGAGGCGAAACTCGCTGGCATGTCTGACATGGAGCGCGCAGCTTTCCAGAAGGGCGCACGGGATTACATTGGCTCACTCATGGGTACGTCCCGCAACGATGCAGCCGCCGCTTGGGGTGAGTTTGGAAAAAGTTGGAACGCTGAGAAACTGAGAATGCTTGTTGGTGACGAAAGCGCAGCGGCTATTACTCAGCGCTTGCTGGCTGAAAAAGAGTTTGCCAAGACATCATCGGACGTGTTGGCCGGGTCGCAGACCGGGTTCCGCACAGAGGCGCAAGCTGCATTGCGCGACCTTCGTGACCCTGAGAGCTTCAATGCGCCGACCGTTGGCCAGCGTGTCAAGGCTGGCTTGGCCGCCCCGGTCAACAAGATCATGGACGAAATCATGTACGGAACTGGTGACATCCGACGTGAAGTTGGCGAGATACTTACCTTGCAAGGTGCAGAGCGCGACGCAGTGGTGCGCCAGCTCTTAGGCGAGGCTTCACGCCTGCAAGACAAAACAAAGCTGCAAAGGATTACGGATATGTTGACACAGGTTGGCTTGATGGCGTCCACGCCAGCAATCACAAACGAATAAAGGGCAGCGGCACATGGAACTTAAACCAAAATCACGCAGCGAAATCGAAGGCATTGTGCAGGACGCAATCTCTGATGCGGTGGACTTTGTTGAGGGCGAGATCAGCGATGACCGCATCAAGGCGCAGCGCTACTATGACGGTGAGGTTGACCTTGGCTATGAAGATGGCCGAAGCAAGGTAGTCGCCACAAAAGTACGAGATACTGTACGTTCTGTGAAGCCAAGCCTGATGCGCATATTCCTCAGCACAGCCAAGCCCGTTGAGTTTGTTCCGCACGGTCCAGAAGATGTGGCAATGGCCGAGCAAGCGACTGAGTTCATGCACCATGAGTTTACCCGGCTAAACGGATACCGCGTGCTGAATGACGCCTTCCAAGATGCGCTGGTCAAAAAGCAAGGCATCGTGAAGGCATATTGGATGACATATCCAGAGGCCGAGATTTACACGTTTTCTGACCTGTCCGACGACGAATACACATATCTAATTGAAGACGACAGCGTGACTGTGCTGGAGCATACGGTTGAAATGTCCATTGAGATTGATCCAATGGGTATGGAAATTGAGATGCCAGTTCACAGCGTTAAGCTAAGCCGCCAGAAGGATATGGGCGAGCTGTGTATTGAGAGCGTTCCGCCGGAAGAGTTTTTCATCAACCGTGACGCACGCTCATTGGCCGACGCCTATATTGTTGCCCACCGCACCGATATGCGCGCTGGCGACTTGATTGCGATGGGCTTTGACCCAGACGTAGTGCTGGACTTGGATAGCTTTGAAAGCGGCTCTGATATGACAGAGGCCGAGATGTATGAGCGCCGTGGTTACGACATGGACACCTCAGACGAGGACATTGAAGACCCATCCATGCGCAATGTCGCCGTGACTGAAGCGTATATGCGCATTGACGTTGACGGCACTGGCATACCAGTTTTGCACAAATTAATTTGTGGCGGCACGTCATACGAATTGCTGGACTTTGAGCCATGCGATGAGTTGCCGTTTGCCAAGTTTGAGGTCGATCCAGAGCCACACGCGTTCTATGGCCGCTCACTGGCCGAGATTGTTATGGATGACCAAGACGCAGCAACCTCTGTACTGCGCTCTATTCTCGATAACGTGGCGATGACGAACAACCCTCGCCTTGGCATTGTTGAGGGTGCGGTCAATATTGACGACGTTCTTAACAATGAGATCGGCGCAATTGTGCGTATGCGCGCGCCCGGCTCAGTCCAAGAATTGTCCGTTCCATTTACTGCCGGGCAGACACTTGGCGCGCTGACATACCTAGACGGCCTCGTAGAGAGCAAGACAGGCGTTTCTAGGGCGTCAATGGGCCTAGACCCTGATGCAATGCAGTCAACTACAAAGGCCGCTGTGCAGGCTACGGTGCAGGCCGCAGCTGGTCAGGTTGAAGTTATGGTTCGCAACCTTGCCGATGGTATGCGTGATTTATTTGGCATCATGCTGCGCTTGATGAGCAAGAATGTTGACGAAGAGCAAATGATGCGGATGAATGGCATGTTTGTGCCTATTGATCCTCGCGTTTGGAATCAGTCAATGGATGTTGCGATTAACGTGGGCCTCGGCACTGGCCGTGAGGAAGAGAAGGCAATGGCTCTCAACCAGGCCCTCCAGATGCAAACAATGGTTTACCAAAACTATGGCCCGATGAATGGTCTGGTGAGCCTGACCAACATTCGCAACACGCTGGCCGACCAGCTGGCGGTGTCGGGAATACGCAACGCTGACCGTTACTTTGCGCCAATGACGCAAGAGATTGAGCAACAAATGCTCCAAATGCAGCAGCAGGCACAGGCCCAG